ACTTGAAGCATAAAACTACGGTAAAAATCACCCGTATCAAAAAGCGTGTAATGACTTCCCGCCACTTTTGTTGGATTATATTCCATTTCCGTAATGATTGAATAAGTACCAATAACCTTGTCATCTTCGTTTACCCCTTGCTCGAATAATTGGTCAATACGAATGAAATCTAGTACTTCAGTTTTAAATTTAGTGTCATAAAAGACGTAAAACCAAATTTCTTTTTGTGAAATATGCATTGTACGTTCCATTAAATCCCCTAAAACCGTATCCATTAGTCCCATGATTACAAAGTTACAACAAAAAAGGGAATGAACTTAATCACTCCCTTTCAGATTTTTGCGTTAATATTACTTCGTTGAACGCTTCTTAAGACCTTTATTCGCTAAGTCAAACGCTTTCTTTACCACCAATGGGTTAACGTGCTTAAACAAAAGTTGTGCGTCTTTGAGCGATTTGTCAGTCAAATGAATGACCGCAAATTGTATATGACCAACTTGGACAAACATTATACAGCAACATAAGTTAATTCACCGTCAAATCCTGACTTCGCAATTGATAAAGTCAAAGAATCCGCAGCCGTTACACCAGTAACATAACTTACAGTATAATTACCTTCTAAAGGTAAATTTTCAACCGCTGTAATCGTTACAGTTGCCGTTGTTGTATTGTTATACAAACTGAAATCCGCTGTTATCGCTCCTGAGAACTTAATCGGATTCAATGCTGTTCCGTAGTCCAATACCGCATCAAATGTAATATCACCAGCTGCAATAACTTCATTGATTAGATTTACGTCAACTAAGCCGTTTAAATCGTTAAAATTGATTCCTGCCTCTGTTGGTGTAATCATGTACATCGTTGACTCATCAAATAATCTGTCAAAGTCAAATCCTAACATTATTTTTTGCGTAGTTGAATCAGTCGCAAATGTGAATGTAGGGTTAAAACTTGGATTGTCAACAGTTATTGGGTATAAACCACCATCATGTTTTGATCCAACTAAATTACCATTTACATCAACAATATAAACTCCAAAATCAACACAACGATTGTTTTGTAATTTACCCAATAATGTTGGCGTTGAATCCTCTGCCCAAAGTTCACCAGCAAAACTTCTTTTCCCTTGACGTAAAAATACCATACGCCCTGAATTAGCCTCTTCGAATTGGCTATCCGCTTTCGGTAACTCTACATTCTCAAAGTTTGGAAGTGGGAACCATCTTTTTGTTGCATCCGCCTCATTGATTAAACTTGACCATGTAGGTAATGGAGCTGACAAATCTAAATAGTTTGCTGTTCCATCCGCTGCGAACAACGGTACCATAATTAATTTACTTGTTACGCTTTGAAGTGGTACGCAATTTGGTCTCCCAGTGTTGCTTAATCCGCTTGCGCAATTACATCCTATACTCATAATTTTAATTTTTATTATTTAACATTTACAATTTTCCTTATACTTTGTGAGCGTTATTCTTAACTCAACCCCACTTAAATTTGCATCCAAAATGTTCTGGAACATTCCGTTTTCTTGCTCAACTCCGAACCTCGTAAATTCGATAATCTCCCAATCTTCAATAGTTTTAAAATTTCTGTTTTTATTGATAGTATTAATAAATTCCATTGCTAGTTGCTCCATTGGATAAACGACTTGCGTAACATGGTCTGCTGTGTAATAATTCGTTACATCCGTTTCATCTAAAAAGAATATTCTCAAAGAACTTTCAATATCGATTGTACTTTCACGCCCGAATTGCTTGTAATTTAACGAGCCTAACAGCCAAATAATCGGTGTTTTTGAGGTTACATTTTTATTCAAGATAGTCCATTCTCGATTGGTTGCCTTTTTAGTTCCATGAATGAAAATTGGTTGCGGTAAATATATTGTTCCGTCCAATACTTGGGTGTCATGCTGCCCAACCAACCACTCATCCTCTTCTAATGATTCAACTAAAAATTTCTGATTATTATTCCAAACAATCTTACCAACCCTCGCCCATTTCGTTTGACACGCATACGTTTTTTCATCGTCAACACTATATACTCCCTGAATTGAATAATCCATTGCAAAGACGATGTTCTGAACGATATTTGAAAGTTCGTTTATCATATCCAGTATGCCGTTTGTTTTTGTTGACCATTGAAAGTGCTATAATCCCCTATTCCACTATACGTTACCGTAAATGTTCCAAGACCATCGCCACCCGTAACCGTTACAACTTCGCCTAATTGGTAGTTTGTTCCAGCTTGGTTTATTGTTCCTGACTCGATTAAACTTCCATCACTTATAATATTAAGCGTTAAACCGCTACCAAATGGAGCCGTTGTAGGTACGTTTAAACCATCCAAATAAGTACTACCAGCATTCAGCAAATAAATAGATACAACTTGTCCCGTTGGTGCATTCATATTAGTTAGAATGTACGTTTGAATAGCCTTATAACTTTTAATTGCTTCATTATATCTTGCATAAATCATCGAATATAACGTGCTAACAGGCTCCGAATTTTCACTAATCGGACGAACGTTCCCGTACGGTGTCATTTGGTTAATCAAATCCTTTGAATACTCAAAATAAATGAATCCTTTTAACATTTCTTTGATTCCTTCCGAAATTATCAATTGTCTAAGCGTTACATTTTCATAAAATGGATTGAAAACCTTTAGAAAGTTAGGCGACTTCGGTACATTTAAGACCAAATCACTTATAAACTCATCGTATAGGTTAGCCCCAAATAACTCTATTAAATAACGCTTTTCATACCTTATTATGTAATCTTGTAGCTTAGTTACATCATACATTCCCGTGCTTAACTGATATTTTCCCGTAAAATCTTGAACTGTTAAAAACATCTACTTACTTTTTTAGTTTTCCGAAACCTTTTTTTAGAAATTGCTTAAGCATTTCACCGCTAATCTTGAATAAAACGCCCTTAGGCAAGTGCTTTGATTGTCCGTTTCCTTCAAATTCATACATCACTTTGTCGTCAAATTCAATCGTTACATGAACGCCATCAGCATTTTTGTCAATATGAACGTCAATTATACGAGTATCTAGGTCGATTTCTGTTCCATTAATATCTCTTTTAACTGATAATTCAGCATTATTAACGTTCAATTTAACGTCAATATCCTTTTTTTTACGAGTTCTTTTTTCCATTGTGCAAATTTAAAAGGGGGGCTAAGAATCCCAACCCCCGTTATTTTTTATTATACAGCTAAAGCAGCAATTGCAGTTGCGATGTTTCCATCAACGAATGCTGGATAATCGTTTGCTTTCACATATTGAACTAAACGTGCTTCAGCAAGGATTGTAACCATGTTACGTTGAAAATCGTCATTTACATAACCAACTTGAACGTTCATTGACTCTCTCATTCTAACATTTGACTTCGTGAAATCACCTACTAAGAAAGTACCAGCAACCATATTAGTTGTAGAAACTACAGTAAGATTAGCAACCTTATTTACGTCCATTAAGAACATAGGATAAGTATACTCACCTGTTGACGTCTTAGTCAATTGCATTGCAGCAACGTCCTCAGGATTCAACACAACGTGCGTAGGCTCAAAATTAGCATTTTGAATTTGTGCAATTGCCACTCTAATAACATCCGAGATGTTTGGCGTTGGAACGTTTCCAGCAAATGTACCTGCTGAGAAGTTAACAGCGTTTGTTAAGATACCGTTTATCCCACCCATTGCACCATTTAGCAAAGCGTTTTCGATAGCTTGGTCAATTGAAGCCATCAAATCAGTGTTGATTTCAGACTGAACAAAAGATAAATCAGCAAGCATTTCTTTAGAAATCTTTACAGTTCCAGCGATTTTCTTAACCTCTTCAGAAATCTCTTCGTAAGATGGTTGACCTGAAACCTTAACTCCTGCCTCATCCGTCCACTCAGAAGTCGTTTGAACCGCTTGTGAGATATAAGTAACAAACTTTGAGTTTGTAATACCCATATTAACGATGTCACGTATCTTGATTATCGGACGAGCAATTTTAGAAACGCCAGCCTCTAATGTAGACAATGCGATGTTACCTGAATAGTCACCATCAATAGTTGTGTCATAAAGAGCTTTAGTCTCTAAAGACATCATTCCACCTTTCTCAGCAGTTTCTTTGATTTTGTCGATGTTAGCAACATAAGCCATTGAGATAGCCTCACCAAGTGAACGTGCTTTACGCTCAGACTTAAATCCTTTTTCAGAGATTGCCTCCATTTTACCCTCGAATCTAGCGATTGCTTTTTCGATTTCTTGAGATTTAGCCTCTAATGTTTTAAGAGCTTCAACGTCAGATTTCAAACCGTCTAGGTCTGATTTTGTTGGCATTGTTGCCAACGTTGCATTGAACTTTTCGTTGATTTTTTCAACTACTTGTTCTGGTGTTAAATTTTCCATTCTTTTTTGTTTTTGTTTTTACTTTTTGTTTAAAATTTACTTATTACTGCACTCCAATTGAACGCTTCGACTGTTATAATTGGCTCGATAATAGGCGAATGTTCTTTTACGAACGGTTCACTTTTTGCGAGTATTAACATCTGACTGTTCAAATATTTTAATTTCATTTCCATCTCAAATAGACGCTCATCGGATCCCTTACCATTTGCAAGTCCTTTGATTAACAAGTCTATTTCATTCGAGATTTTAACCGCCTTTTCGACCTTGTCCTCTGACTTCATTACATCAACAACGTTTGTTTCGCTATTTGCTCCAAACGTAACCGCCGAACCTTCGTATAGTTTCAACTCACTGATTTGATAGTAACCCTGCGACGGCAAAGTGCTGTCATCTATCCATTTCATTTTATCTTGAATGTATTGAAAACCGATTGAATGTTCACGTATAATACCATCGTTGTAATCGTTCCAAGCGTCCTCACCGATCGTTGAATTCCCAAGTTGACCAACAGCATAAAGACCTATTTCATCCTCTCCTATTTGATTGAATTTACCTATTTGTTTTTCCCAATCGTGCCATCTTAAAAATGCTATTTTACGATTAGATGAACTTTCTGGCCCTCGCTCTTGTATTGACTTGGTAAACGCACCCTTTTTAATCATATCGTTATCCGCATCAATATTATCGAACTTCGCTAAGTAGACAGCCACTTGACGCTTATCTGAGCTTATATCCTTTATTTCGGCTGCTCCTTTTGTTTGATATGTGTTTGATTTCATAGTTAAAACGTTGTTATTGGTGATTGTGGTGTTTCGGGCGTTGCGGTTATCATTGATTCAGCGACAATACGGTCATATCCGTAGTAATTAACTAAGGTATTAACCGCTATTTCATTCGTCATTTGTCCCGTTGCAACAGCTGTATTAAGCGAAATAATACCATTTAACCCTCCGACTGTTCCTCTTAATTCTGTTTGTGCTTGAATAAGTCCGTTTTGTTGCGCTTGGGCTTTATCAATAGGCTCTAATTCATAGCCAAATTCAGCTGCATATTGTTCCTTAGTGATAACTCCGTCATTCAATAGCAAATTATATGCTGTTACTTTCTCAGTCAACGCTTGATATTCTGCCAATTCGTCATCTTGTAATACAGGCAAATGATCAAAACAAGCCTCTATACGTATGCCTTCCTTATCCATCCCAAATTGGTGGCAAATGGAATCATACATTTGTTGCGTCTCAGGGATAATTGTATCTGTGTAAACCATCCTAATAGAATCTTTAACGTTGCTAAACGTGCTGCCTTTCTCACTTGAGAATAGGTTAGCATTCATTCCGTATGCGTCAATGATAGCCATTTTATCAGCTGTAAGTTCTTCAAATAGCATTAAGTCTCTTGTAGGGTAACTCATTGATTGCCAATTAACTTGACTCTCAGTGATTATTATTTCGTCTTTTGAACGGTTAAACCAATCCTTTTGTATTTCGCGTTTCTCTTCGGGTGTCATTGGAATTGCCCCTCCAATATCCGAGTTCTGAGCCGATAAAATACCTATTGCACCGATATTTTCAAGCAATACATTGCGCTTATGGTAACTTGCTTTGATGTTTGATAGTGGATATTTAAGCGCATCTATTCTGCTGGTTGGCTTAACGATGCTCATTCCGTCCGTTGTAGTTAAATAAATAACATCCTCAATCGGTAACGTTTCAATCTTATTGTCGTCATATTCGAATTTATACCCGTCAATTAACCCACTTACATCCATTTGCTTGAGCGTTTTACCGCTCGTTTGAATCTGAATCTTATTGCTAGGTAGCGGAACGAACAAATTACGCTGGTTGAATGCTCTCAATGGGCAATAACCGAACGCATTTGAATAAAGTGCGTCATTAACTGACAATGAATAGACAATATCTGACCAACTTTGTACGGGATTAGGATGCTTAACCATGTCTAAAAACCAATGGTTCGTGATTTCAACGTCATTACTATCGTATAATTTCGGAATATTAGAACTCATCATTGACGCTCTCTTATCAATTACAGCTCTAAACTCAGGAATAGTCAAAAACCACTCCCAAGCGTTATTTGTGTCAATCCATATTGCGTTCTTAACTCCCCAAACCTGATTTTGTATCGGTCTAAGGCGGTTAAATTGATTTATAAATCTGTTTTGTTGTCCTGAATTGACTCCAAAAAAAGAATCCCAAAAGTTAATCTCCATTCTGTTTTGATTAGAATTTAAGCAAAGTTACGACAAATTTTTAAACATTGATTGTACAAAAATACTTAATCCAGCTAAACAATCTGGAGCATCATCATTTTTATTCTTCCCCTCCTTGCTAAAACTTAACACATTTTGGATAAATAACTCGCTTTGATTGTCACCATTACGCACAAAAATCATTGAATTCATGATGTGTGCTGAACTCATTATTATCCTGGTTATCTTGTTTTGGGTGTTATGTACCTGAAGTATTCGTGTTTTCGTCTGTGTTTGTAATTGACGGCTGAACATTGCACCCATAGAATTGCTCTCAACCCTACAATAAGTTACCTTCCATTTGTCCAATAATGCAGCGGTCTGCGGGATCGTTACATCGGTGTTGTCACGCGTCATTAAATAGTCAACAATAAACAGCTGTTTCTTCACAATTGCACAAATTGCAACAGACGTGTAATCAGTGCCTTGGTCACTAACGTCCACGTAGCCAAGACAACCTTCAATAGGGTTTGATTTCGTGATTTCGGCGAACTCCTCTTTTGATAGGAAATTAAGGTTATTAAACAACCTACCTTTCATGTCAACTGGCTGTTGTTGGTACTCTGCCTCCCAAATTTCAGGTGCTGTTCGTTTCTTTTTCTCTATGTATTCAGCCGTTGTTAATACATCCTCACAAAATGACTC